CAGATAGCGGCGGTTTTCGGCCTCTCGCTCCTGGCGCTTCATCTGGGCCAGTTTGACTTCGCTCATGCGCTGGCTGATGGCCGCATTCTGGGCGCTGATATTTGCCCGCTGGCGCGCAATACCAAGCCGGGCATCGGCGCGCTCGTTGTCGGCCTCGGCCTGGTTGGCGCGTAGCCCGAACTCTTTGTTCCATCGCTTGTCAGCAATCGCGTCACGTTCGTGGCTGTACTCGCGCTCATCGGCTGCGGCCGCCATTCGTTGTTGCTGCAAGCCCAGCCGCTGTTGGCGATATTCCTCTTGGTTGTCCATGCGCCGCTCTTGGAGATCGCGCGCGCGCTTCTGATCCTGAATACGGCTGACCGCGCCGTACCCTTGAAGCAGCCCAGCCCCAAACCCTTGCAATCCCGCCATCAGAACAACTCGCTGCCAAGGAAACCTACGGCACCGCCGACGCCCGCGCCGATAACGGTGCCGACGCCAGGTACAACAGAGCCAATTGCCGCGCCTGCCGCCATGCCAGAACCAATTGAACTCATCGTCGCGGCGTCATCTTTCTGCTCCAGCCGCTCGTTTTCCTGCTCGCGCTGCTGCGACTGCTGGGCCACTTGATTCAGGCTCTGGATCGACTGCTGCTTATAGGCACGTCCGGTGCCGACCAATCCACCTGCCATATCAGCCTCCGATATCCTCGCGCGTTGGCGCGATGCCGCCGGCAAGCACTTGTGTGCTCCGGTTTTTCGTGTTGGCGCGCGAGCGGTTGACGGCCTCGGCCGTGTTTGCAGCCATCGACAGGCCCATCTGTCGCGACTGGTTCGCCTGCTCCTCGCCGGTCTGGGTAACGCCGTAACGAGATAAGCCGCGCTGGTACTCGCCGGCCGTGCCGGCATAGGCATCGGCCACGGCGCTGCTGGCGCGGTTGGCGTTCTCGGCGTACAGGCCACGATTCCCGATCTGGTTGATCAGCTCGTTTTCGATCGGCACGAATCGGCGCTTGTAGTCGTCGTATTCCGCCCGCGCGAGATCGGCCTGGTTCTCGGCTGCAGCCTCGTCGCCCCAGTTCTTGTCGAGCATGTCCGGCTCGTAGGCATTGCGAACCGGGGGCTCATAGATGCCGCCACCGGTGGCCGAGTAGGTGTTGCCTTCGCCGCTCATCGTCGCCTCACTTCCAGCCGGTCAGGCCTTTGCCTGACGTGCCGGCGCTGCTCGAAATTGAGTAATCCAGACCCTTGCGCGCCGAGTCGCCATAGCCGACCGTCGACCCCACCGACGTGAGCCCGGCGTTCTGGCTACCTTTCTGCGCCAGGCCGCCTTGAGCAATGCCGGCGCCTGCCCCAACGACCTGGCCGAAGAACTGCTGATTGGCCAGGCTTTCATCGAGCGCGACGCGGGCATCGTTGATCGCCTGCTGCTGGGCCATCGAGGAAGCCTGCCCGTATTGGGATAGCGCGGTGGCCGACTGGCCGCGGCCAATCTGGGTAACGCCGACGAGCCCATAGGTCTCCTGGTCAGTCAGTGCATCGCCGCTGCCGGCCACGTTCAGGCCGGTGGCCTGGGCCTCGCTGCGTCCCAGATCGCCCATGCCGGCCTGGTAGGCGCCGCTGGCCGGGTTCGCCCCGCGGCCGAACTGGCTCAGGCCGTACTGCTGACGTGCGCCGGCGAACTGCTGCTCGCTGGCCGCGGCCGCCTGGCCCTCGCCTTGGTCGTATTCGGCCCCGGTCGTGCGCACCTCGGACATGAGCCGATCTTCCAGCGGCGCAAAGCGCGTCTGGTAATCGTTGAACTTGTCGATCGCGATGCGCGACTGCTCTTTCTGGGCCTGGGTTTCTTCCACGCGGTTATCGCCGCCACCACCGCCGCCGCTCATGACGCCTCCTGTGCGATCGAGGCCCGATAGTCATCGAGCGCTTCATCGTGAAAATGCCGCCGGATCTGTGTCGATACGCTGCGCATCCAGTCATAGCCGCCCACGATATAGGCGCACTGGCTGACTACGGCCGTAAGCTGGTCGCGCAATACGAAAGCGAGCGTGCCGTCGTGGGCATCGCCGGTGGCTTCTAGGTCGGTGCTGTCCAGCCAGTCGTTGAGCGCCGCGCGCACCAGCGGTTGCAACGCGGCAAAGTGGCGGCGATAGAAAACGTTCTCGGGGATCGCGACCAGCATCTCCCAGATCAGCGCCTGGCGCTGGGCCGGCGTGACGGTCTTGTCACCGTCATGCAGGTCGTCAATCAGTTGCGATGCCCGAAATAACTGCTCGCACAGGGCAACGGCATCGCCCCGGTCGTGCAGTACCGAGCGCAGAAACTCACGCTCCGTCATCGCTGGCCTCCGGCGGGTTCAGGCGTGTCAGAAAATCCTCAAGGGTTTCCTGATGGAAACGCGCGCGGATCTTCGGCCCGGCCTCTACGGCCCAGGCATAGCCGCCGACCAGATACGCGCAATGGCAGATCAGGCCGATCAGCCCGTCGCGCAACACGAACGCCAGCGTCTGCTCGTGGCCATCGCCACCGGCCATAACCTGGGCGGCCTGACTGTCGAGCAGTGCCTGGCGCACCATCGGGCGCAAGCTATCGGCGTGCTGCTGAAAGAACGGGTTGCTGGGCACCTCGACCAGTGCCTGCCACGCGGCCCGATGCAGTGTGGCCGGCGTGTCGAGCGCGCCTTGCGCGCTGAATATGCTGCTGAGGTCGCGAATGAGGCGTACGGCGGCCTGATCGCCGCGCAGCGCCTCGCTCAACGCACCACTCAACGCATCACTCATCGGCGATGCGCAGATGGATACGAACCTGGCCCGGCCAGGCGGACTTATCCTCGGGGCTGCGCTGGGCCACCGCATTGACGTTCGACACCGCCACGCCCGTTTCACGCTGGAACTTGGCCAGCTCGGCCTTGATCGTCTCGGCCAGCGTATCGCGGCGCTTTTTCACATCATCGATATTCATGCTCATCGCCAGCTCCTTATCGCGGGCATAAAAAAACCCGCTCGGAGGCGGGTTTGGATAGATCGGCTATTGTGCTTGTCACTATAGCAGGTGCGGCAACGTGTGGCGACGGCCTATCCGTCTTTTAGGCCGAGGAGCGCAATGTATCGATTTAAGGCGTCGAAATTCATGCCCTGCTTATAGCTCGACATTCGAGCCTGTAAGTAAAGATACCCTGACGAGTTGCCTACGTTAATCATGCGGGCAGTAGAAAAAGGACGCTTAAGTATACTGCCCGGCGTTAGAACGTCGAGGTCCATATCGAAATACTTTTTCTCTTCTTTTATCAACCGTGTTTGGAGCTCAGTTCCCCCAGACGGACCGTTTAGAATATCAAGGTATTGCAAGTCAAAATCAGCGCCAACAAAAACCATCACAGTCTTAGCGTACTGAAAATCGCTGGCCTTGATATAAACACTGGCTAGCGTCTTCCAGTTTGTTGAATTTATGCTCGTTCGGCTATCATTGCTGTCGCCGAGCGGGATTGTTACAGCGTCGCCCTGCAACATCAGCGTTGAAACAATGTTCGCGCTATCGGCCTTGATTGACGTTGCCTCAATGTCTCCGCGTGCACGAATGTTGTTGGCAATCGCGTCGCCATTTCTAGTCAGATAAAAATTCGCGTTCTGCGCCGATCGGCCGCCCGAGCCTGCCCATATGGCGTACTCGGAATCACCATCCAGGACAACTCGACCACCGACGCCATCCGTGGCGCCACATACGATCGTGCCTGCGGTCAGCGTCCCCATATTGCCCGAGATCGCAGATAGCTCATCCGCAACGATTTTGTTTGCGGCTAGATTTCTGATCATTGCGTCTGTGATCTGCGCTTCGCCAATCAGCGCAGTGTTCAGCATTGCCTTGCTGCCCTGAATTGTGACCGGGAACGACGGCGACCCATCGGCATCGTCTGTTATGAAAGCGAACTGATTGGCGTAAAACCGAATTCGGCTTTGTGTGACGCCATCGTCGCCGGTGGGCCCGGTGGCCAGGCCAAGCCCCGCGATCGCACCGCCCGCGCTTACCTTGAAGACCTGTTGGGCTGAGATACCGTCCACGGTCTCCGCCGTGTTTTGAATGAAGGCCGTGTTATCGCCGATCTGCGATGACAGCGTGGTTTGAAGCTGCGAGCGAGCCGATTCGGCGTTGGCTTCGACCTCTGCGAGCTCGCTTTCGGTCGCTCTGGTGCGGATATCGGCCTGGAGCGCATCACGCGCTCCACTTGCCGCAGCTTCCGAGTCAGCCAGGTCGTCTCGGTATTCCGCTTCAATCTGGCTTTTCAACATGCCACGCGCAGACGCGGCATCGCTTTCAACTTGATCTAGGCGGCTTTGAGATGCTTTCGTGCTTATCGCAGCCTGCTGATCTGCGGTGGTCAACTCCAGCGAAGATAATCGGCTGGCGGCTGCGATGATATCTTCAGCGTTTCGCGCGGCCTGGGACGTGGTCTCTTCAATGGCCTGGCTCGCTGCCGAAACACCCTCTTCAGTATCGGCAACACGGTTCGCGAGCGCCAACTGGTCTGTCGACAAACTATTGAGCGTGTCGCCCTGCGTATCGGCGATGGCTTCAATGTTGCGCAGCGCGTTCGCCTGGTTCTCGCGTTCGCCGCGGGCCGTGTCGGCGCGGGATTCAAGATCGAGAGCACGGGCAGCTACAGACTTTATGTCATTGCCGTTGGCCGTTGTGTCCGCTCGAAGCCGAGCACGGGCACGCGCTTTCTGAACTGCGTCAGGCTCGGCATCGGACAAGCCACGGTCGTACCGAACGACAACATCATCGAACAGGACGAGGTTGTCGTTTCCGTCGTCAAGCTCGTATGCCACTAGACACCCGCAGTCCAACGCTGTAGCTCGTTGCCCGAGGCGGCTGTCTGCTCGTAATTCAGATAATCGTTCGGGCTGATGTACGCCCCGGCGGTGCGGCACAGATAGAGATCGCCACTTCCCCATCCAGCGCAATCGTACGTTACAGGGTCGTTACCGTTTGCGGACTCCGTACGCGTTTCACCGTCCCACGAAATCGCAAATCGATTTACGCCTATTGCGAGCGCGTGCTCGCTACGCGTGACTCCATCATCGACGTAGATCGTTTCGCCCGTCACGCCTATGAATATGCCGCCGTCCGTGGAAAGAAGTTCGCCGTCAGAGATCGCTTCAAACTCAATGTATAACGCCCCTCGCTCAAGATTGCTGAATAGCGCAAGATCAGTTAATCGGGCGTCTTCGCCCCTGAGTGTTACTGGCGAGCCGTTTGTCGGGATATACGAAGTTGCATTTTCTCCGCGTTCAATTTGAGCTGCCCATACATCAATTTCAACCCAGTCATTGTTTTTTGATCCTAAGTTTGTAATTAAACCAATTTTTAAATTGTTATCAATCTTTTGGAAGGTTTTTTCGTATCGATTCCATGTGTTTTCTATTTCAAATGGCATGTCTCCTTCTAAAAAACCATCTCTGTATGTGATTATTTTATTCGTGTTTCCGCTCACAAATCGAATAAAAACAGAAAATTTTAATTTTTCAATACTCGAAAAAGTTTCTTGAATAAGTGCATATCCAGAAGATCCGTTAATCTCAAATCTATACCGTTGAGCATTATTACCCCCATCTGGTGATGCCGCTGACGCATCGATCAAAGAAACTGATCCACCAGATGTCAACACTCTCCATTTTCGGAAATTATCGGAGTATGGCAAATGGTTGGTTCGTATCGGGGGCTCAATCAACGTCCCAAGATATTCACCAGTCAGCGAGTCGTATTCTTCACGAATCTCGTTCTCGCCCGCTGTTTGCAGCACCCCGTCTTTGTCGAAATATGTCCGCCCGGCCGGCCCGGTGAACGTCATGAGTCCGTAGCGTTCCGCTTTACTGTCTGCCATCGATTTCTCCTAAGCCGTTAGGCGCGACGCGCGCAGCGAGAGCGCCATGTTTCGAGCGTTGGCCGGCGCGTCTGTGTGAATCTCGACGTGGCCGTTGTAGTCCGTCGTGAGCTCCTGGCCTGGATGCTGTGAAATCAGATCCCCGTCTTCGTCGTAGAAGCTGAGCAACCCGTAGCAATAGCCGGATATGATTCGAGTTTTGAATAGCGCGTCGGCACGGCCACCGCCTTCTTGCAGCGCAAACATGCGCTTGATGCCCCAGGCGCCCGGCGACGGCCCAGAGCCGTCATTACCGTAGGCCAAGCGGCTGCCGTTTTCGTCCGAAAATGCGTCTGTGTAGTAAGTCGCGATCTGCGGCTGGCCTTCGAGCTCCCAACCAGTCGGGGCGGCCACCAGACCTTTCTCGCCATCCTCGAAACCCATCTCGTCCCTGATCGAGAACGCTCGGACACGGCTTTCCAGTTCGGTCGCGCGTTCGTTCGTGGCCCTGAGCGTGCCGTCGATGACTTCGATGTCGCTGCGCAAGCCGCCAACCGCGTTCGCATTCGCTTGCCGCTCGCCGTCTGCTGTCTGGGCGCGGTTCTGTAGCGCGGTCAGGTCGCTCGCCGTTGATTCCAGCCCTTCCTCGGTCTGGGTTATGCGCGAGCCCAGCGCGTTCGTGGCGTCCGTGTTGGCCGCGGCCTGGTCCTGCGTGTTCGATAGCTCGTTGGACAAGGCTGTGACGCGCTCGGACTCGGTCTCTTGCTGCTGCTCAGTGGATGTGACGCGGTTTCTGATCTCGTCGTTGGCCGTGGCGTTGGCATTGACGCCCTGCTCTACGTCGGTCAGCCCGTTTTCAAGCAATGTGACCTGGTTGCCGACGCTTTCCAGCGTGTCTTGTGTTTCGGTAACGCGGCTGTCGGTCTGGGTAATTGCGCGTGCGTTGGCGAGATTCTTCGTCGCCGCGCTCACGCTTTTGCCTGGTGGCGTGACGAGGCTGATCGAGCGCTGGCCCACAAGCTCGGCATCGATGCTTTCGATGCGCCGGCCGGCGGTTTCCAAACGAGCGGCGGTTTGCAGCGAGCGTGTGCTCAATTCCTCGGCTGCGTGGGTGTTCGCTGCCACGTCTGACTGTGTGTTGCCCAGGTCGGACTCGACACCGGCCAAGCGATCGGCCTGCGTACTCAGCTCATCGGCGTTGTTCGTGCTCTGGGTCTGCACGTCCTCGATCGCCCGGCTGTTGGCTTGTTCGCCGGTCTCGACGCTGGCAACGCGGCCCTCGATCTCGGTCGTGCGGCCCGCTTGCACGTCGATCTCATCGGCGTTGCGCTGCACGTCGAGTGTCGTGTCATCGAGAGCGCGGGCGTTCCCCGATACGCCCTGCTCGGCTGCGGACAGTCCGGCTTCCACGTCGCTGAGGCGGTTGGCCTGGGCAATCTGGCCCTGCTCGGTAGACGACACACGCGTGTCGATGCCGTCAATCGCTCCGGCGTTGCCGTTGGCCTGGTTTCGCGTGTCCTCGACGCCGGACTCGACTTTGGTCAGGCGGCCGCCTTGCGTCGTGATTTCGTCGGCGTTCTGGCGCGACAGTGTGTCAACGCTATCGAGCAGCGACGTGTTGGCCTGCTGCTGCGAGTCGAGCGCGCTGACTCCGGACTGAACTTTGGTCACGTCTTGTGACGTGCTCTCGAGCGTTTCGCCCTGTTTGTTGACCGTCGATCGCAGATCCCCAAGGGCTTCGGCCGTGGCCGATGGCGCGCGAAACACGACGGCAAGCGGGCCGCGGTTCAGGCTGAAATAGCGAGCCGTGCCGGCCGTGGCCGTCAGATGCAGCGTTGCTGCGCTGGCTGGGATCTTGAAGCCTTGCACTTTGGCCGCTTCATAGTCCGGCCCGCCGACGCCGCCGGTGGTGAGCGTGTCGAGCACAGTGCCCGCGCTGTCTCGGGCATCGATGACGAAATCGACCGTCACGTCGGTGGCGTGCTGGAACTCGCCGTAGGCCGATACGAGATCGCCAGATCCCAGCGTGGTGCTGGCCAGATCAAGAGCCACGGTTTTCGCCTCGGCCTCGTCGTCGGCATCCGCACCGAGCAGGTTCTCGGCCCCGGTTTCGCTGATCTGGTCGAGACGCGACGAAACCTGAATCAGGTTTGCCGACTGCTGCGAGAGTTCGTCGCCCTGGCGCGTGCTGGTTGTTTTCAGCGCGTTGATGGCGTCGCCCTGGGCGGCCTGTTGATTCTGCGTATCGACGAGCTGGCCGCGGAGGTCGATGACGTTGGATGCCGTGGTTTCGGCGCGATCCTCGGTGAGGATGACGCGGTTGCGCAGGTCGTCGGTCGCTTGTGTGTTCGCGTCGACGCCGGCCTCGGCATCGGACAAGCCGGATTCCAGGGCTGTCGTACGCGCGGCCACAGTCTCGGTCGATTCTTTGTTGGCGGTGATGCGCGTATCCAGGCCGTCACGCGCAGTCGATGCCGCGTCCAGGCCGTCGCGCGCGTCTGACACGCCGGACTCAATAGCGCTGAGCCGGCCGGCCTGGGCAGTCTGCTCGTCTTCGGTATTGGTCAGGCGCGTGTCGAGCCCGTTGGCCGCGTTGGCGTTGAGCTGTGTTTGCTCGTCCAGCGTTGTCAGGCTGCCGTCAATAACGTCGAGGCGCTGCCCCTGGGCCGTTTGCTCCTGTTCGGTCGAGGTGGTTCGCGTGTCGAGCGCGCTGGTGGCGTTTGTGTTGGCATCGATGCCCTGCTGGGCGTCTGTCAGTCCAGACTCGACGTCGACCAGACGCTGGCCCTGGGTTTCGATCGTGTCGGCGTTCTGGCGTGTGTCGGTCGATAGCTGGTCACGCGCAGTCGATGCCGCGTCCAGGCCGTCGCGCGCGTCTGACACGCCGGACTCAACCGCATCCAGGCGTTCAGATTGCGCAAACTGCTCGGTTTCCGTCTGCGTGATGCGCGTGCCGTGACTGCTCAGTGTGTCTGCCTGGGCCGTTTGGCCGGTTTCAAGATCCGTCAGATCCGATCGCAGCGTTTCGTTGTTTGTGGCGTTCGTCGATATGCCATCGGCGTTGTTCTGTGTCTGCGTCTCAACCGCGGCCGTGGCTTGGCTGTTGGCGTCGATGTTCTGCTCGGCGCTCGACAAGCCGGATTCGAGCAACGACACGTCACGGGCCAGCGCATCATCGCGGTTCTGGCTGACCGTCTGGTTCTCAGCGATCGTGGCGCGAATGCTGTCGGCGTCGAAGCCATTCACGGATTGCCAAGCGCTGTCCTGATAACGCTCCAGGGCGGGGCCGGTTTCTGTGTCGATAATTCGATATGCGCCGGGCGGCGGGTTATCCGGCACCTGATCGGCTCGCCGATAAACCGGATCACGGCTGCCGCCGATGGCAAACAGCGTTGTCAACGTCTCGACAAGCCGGTCGTCTTCAATTTGTCGCGTCGTCGTCTCGGTCTGACGCGCCGCGCGCGCGGCATCGTCGGCGCCGATCCGGTCTTGCACTTCTTGGCTGAGATCGGTGGTCAGGCGGTTTACTTGGGTCTGGCGCTCAGCAACGTCTTCATCAAGATCCGCGCGCAGCTCGTCGGCCCGGCCTTCGAGCGTCAGTGCCCGGTCGGCGAGACTATCCGCAGCGTCACGCGCTTGGGTTTCAGCGGCCTCGATCTCGCCGGCCAGCGACTGCTCGATCCGGCGTTCACGCAACAGAGTTCGCGTGTAAGCGGTGACAGCCTGACCGGGTGGCGTGATCAGGTTGATCGTGCGCGCATCGCGGCCCACGGCATCGACACGCTCGCCAAGGGCGTCCGCCGTGCGACCGATATACTCGCGCGTCTCGGCGACCGACTGGTTCGTGTCGTCAACTCGATCTTGCAGCGCCTCAGCGCTTTCGGCGAGATCATCGCGCGTCTGGCTGATCTGTTCGTCGATCAAATCGGCACGCTGATTGAGGTCGTCGCGCACTGCCTCGGCCTGGGCCGCCACACTGCCCGGCACGTCCGGGCCGGCGGTGACGAGATCAATGGTCGAGGTAATGTCATCGACCAGCTGATCACGGCCGATCTGCTCGTTCAGGTTCGAGATGATCAGATCGACGTTCTTCGCCGACCGGGCCGGCGTGCCGGCGGTCTGATTTAGCGCACTGCGAAGTCCCGATTCACCAAAACCGACGGCGCGGGCCCAATACCAACGCTTTGTGTCGTCGCCGACATAATGACGAAACAGAGGCACGGCGGATTGGCCAACGACTTTGGCCTGGCTCAGGTCATCGTCAGGCGCGGCCAGCCATTCAATGGCCGCCGCACTGGCCGGGATTGCATCCACTTCGAGAATGACCGCGCCAAATATGCCCTGTGCTGCGAGATTGAGCGGCGGGTTCGGGCGAACGCCAGGCGAACTGGGTGCCTGACCGCTGGCCTGCCGTGGCCCGCCGGCGCCGCCGGATGCTTGGCCGCGCGTCTGGCGGGCCTCGTTGGCGATAGCGTTCTCGCGCAGCGCGGATAGGATGCGGGCGACGGCCGGGTCTTTGACGCCTGCAACTGGCGGAATGCCCTGTGTCTTGCCGCGCGCTGGCATGGTCAGATCTCGTCTGCGGTTTCGGCGATCGCCACGTCGTAGACGCGATCGGTGCCGGTCAGCTCGAACGCCCAATCGGCGCTGCGCTGCACGATCGGCAAGCGAAAGACCGTCGGGCCCGGCACGGGCAGGCTGGCCACGGGCGTGTCGTTGGCGATCAGATTCAGCGTAAGGTCGGTGTAACTAGCCGCCCGGATACGCGCGGCCGAAAACGCTGATGGGCGGGGTAGCTCGTAGCGCTTGGAGCGCCATCGGTATGCCGCAAACGGGGTATCGGCCTCGTTCCAGGCTTGAATCTGGCCGTCGACGATCAGATACAGCGTGTCCGTGGCCGGATCGCGATAACCGCCGGCGACATCCAGATCCAGCTCGTACAACGCGCCGTCGCCACCGGCCGGGTCGTAGACGAGACAGCCGCCGTCATAGAAACCGAACCAGCGGCCGCGATGGGCTAGGCCCTGCATGGTTTCAGGCTGATAGGCCGCCCATTGCTCGCGGCTCATGTAGTTACCGATCAGATTTGCAACGCCGCCGGCGGTGATGCCGGCCAGGCCGTTGGCCGTGGGATAGACCACGCCCAGCCCGGGCACGCTGGCCACGCCACGCCGGGAGACACAGGCGAAATCGGGCGAGCCGATCTCGGTCATGGTCATGCTGGCCGGTGAGGCGCCGGTGATGACGTACGGGGCGCGGCCGGTAAGCACGATCAGGCTGTTGTCGATCACACCGAGGGCGACCACAGGATCGTCCGCGGTATGCCGGTATTCGTCCGGCCAGGCGTGCGGCACGTATTGCTCGCTGATGCAGATATCCAGACCGGAGGCGCCGGCCAACATGCCGTTGGGCAATGTCACCAGGCTGTGCATATTCTCGGGCGGGCCGATCCAGGTCGTCGTCGGCAGCTCTTCACCCAGCCGGTCGTTGTCCACGTTGTCACGATAACTGTCGCGTGTGACCCCAATCTCATCAACGAACTGATAAATCGTGCCGGCGCCGCTGCTGGCCGTGCGATAAAGACGGATGGCGTCGATAACGAACTCACCGGTCGGCACCGCGAAACCGGTCACGGTCACGGTCTGGCCGGGCTGCCAGTCGACGAAATTACTGGCCGGCGACGGGGCGGATTCTTCGCCGTATTTGGAGACGAACGTGTAGGCATAGGCTCGTGTCTCGATCAGCGCCGGGTCGTCGTTGATGATGGTGCCGCTCGCCGAGACACTGAGGCCGCTGGCAGGAACCGGCAGGCCCAGCACGTAGCTGTTGGCCGGATACGGGCCGTCGCCCACGATGGCCTGCTCGTTATCAGTGAAACGCGGGACGCCGGCACCGGTGAAGTACACCCGGGCGCTCACGTCGCCGGGCAGCGGCGCGCGAACAGCGTCCACGTTTTCGCCCCACTCGAACCAATAGCGGCCTTTGAAACGGTAGAGCGATCGCGCCGCGCTGCGGGTCAGCGCCTGCTCGGGCGACAAGCCAAGCCAAGTTTCCAGATCGCCGGATTCGAGTCGCGTGTTCTGTGCGACCTGGGCCTGGCTTTCGGCGAGCAGTCGCGGGCTGACCTTCGGGACGATGCCCGCAAAGGTCTGCACTTGGATTTTCAACGCAGCTCACGCGGGTTGTTTCGATCCGGCTCGCCGGCGGCTTCCTGGCGGTCGCTCTGCGTCTTCTGGCCCAGCATCTGCATGAACTGCTGGTAGTGCGCCTGGGCCCGTTGAGGAATCGCGGCTTGCGTATCCTTGCTGTGCGCGCGGTACAGCACGTATTCGATGATCGGCGAACGGTACTGTCGCGGCAGGGACAACGTGCCCTCGGTGTCGATCACGTCTTCGAGCGTGGCCGAATACACGATCTCGATGCGCGTGTCGGGCGCCGCCGGCGGATAGACGTCAAACGTCGTCGGCGACCGATCGTCGTACATATAGTGCTCGATCTCGGTGCTGGCCTCGGCCTTGGGCCAGGCCGGCATCATGCGATCAAGATCGCGCTGGTCGACGGCCGTGATAGCCATGCCGTCCGTGTTGCGGGTCACGTCGATCAGCTGGCTGGCCAGGTCGGGCAGGCTTTGACGCACCCCTGCCTCAAGCGCGACGTTTTCGACCTTGGCATTGGCCTCGGGCTTGAAGTTCACGATCTGGCGCTGGGCCTCGTTGATGTACGACACCAGCTCGTCGGGCTGCCAGTACTGATTCGAGGGGTCAAGCAGCGTGGTCTCGACCGATTCGATGATCTCGGATGCTTTCATGGCCTATCCTCGTTGGCCCTGGCCGCCCAGTGGCCGCCAATGATCGCGAATGAATGTCGTCCCCGGATCCGCGCGATCCGACCCAAACATTGGCCGTTCCGGCGACGCGCCGCGTTTGTCACAGGTCGGTGCGTTCTTCAGGTAATCCGGCAGACCCGACCGATTGGGGCGCGGCTCCATCGGCACGACAGGGCCGTGCGGCTGAGCCATTCGTGCACCGCACGACTCACAGGCCGGAATCGGCGGCTGCACACCGAAGTGAATATGCGGCTGGCTTACTCGGCCGCCGCAGTTGCTGCACGTTCCTATGGCTCGGTTGCACATGGCCTCACCTATGCGTCGGTATGAATACGATTGACTTCGGACCGGGCCCGCTTGGCACCGTCCATGAACTGCTGGTAGTGCGCCTGGGCGGCTTCCGCGCTGGCCCATGTCTCGCTCGGCATGCGAAAGAGACGGTAGAGGGCGCCGTGCACCACCACGTCGTGGTAGTCATGGAGGACACTGCCGGGCAGGCTCATGGTCTGGATGGCCGGGCGCAGCTGGGCCGTGATCTGAAACGCGCCGTCTGGCGTGTCCGGCGTCAGCAGCAACAGCCGGCGCTCCTTGACGTAGTAGCCCAGCGGCAGGCCGTCGGGCACGTTCGGCCGGATGTACTGCGCCAGATTCTTGCCGGCCTGGGCCACGCCGCGCGGCATAACCCGCACAACGTCACGGTCCTGGTCTTCCAGCGCCGACAGATCGAGCCGGCCCGACGCTGCCTCTACGTCGTGCGTCTCCTGCCAAAGGGCAACCTCATCGCACAACATGCGCGTGGCATGGACGATGTTCTGATCGACCACCGGGTTCGGGACGTTCGGCAGCTCGCTGGCTACTTCGGTGCGCAGCAGGGATGCCTTGACTAGATCGACCATCGGTCACTCCGGAAACGGGCGAACGGCCGGGCCTGCACTCGGGCCGTTCGCGATTGATCGTGATGCAGGTTGACCGCAGCCGCGGCCTGGGCCCGCCAATAGCGAAACTGGCGGGCGTGGTATTGGGCGAGATTCGGATTACCCCACGGGTCAGCCGGCGTTCGCAGCACGCGATACAGCGCACCGGACACCAGGCCATCGAGATACGGATCGGCCACCGCCTCGGGTAGCGTCTTCGCATCAAGCGCCGGCCGCGCCACGATGGTGGCCACCGTGTTGGGCCCAGACGGGGTATCCAGCACGAGCGTTGTGCCGGCCACGCGATGTGGCACCGGCCAGCCGTCGCGCCGCACGTTATAGAGCCGTACGACACTGCCCTGCTCGGGTGGCTGCATCTCGTATTCGACCGCACGTTCCGGCACGGCCTGTGCGTGCTGCCAGATGGCAATACCGCACAGCTCGCGGGCGGCATCAACCAGCGCCTGGTCGATCTTGGGGTTCGGGCAGTTCGGCGCCTCGGCCGATACGCGCGGCCGAAGCGTCGAGAGCGAGATCATTACGCGCCGTCGCCTGCCTGAGCCAGCTCGGCAACCTCGGCGCGCAGCGTGTCAACGCTCTTGCGCTTGTCGAGATCGGTGCCGTACTCAGCCTTGGCGAACGTCTCGAGCTGATCTTTCGTGGCCGTGCTGATCACGAAGGCGTCGTCGGCCTCGGTCGTCTGATCGCTCGGCTCCGTCGCGCTGCCGACAGGTTCCTCCGAAGAAACATCGACGGCGCCGTCAGCGCTGGGGGGATTGTCAGCGGGCTCGCTTTCGAGCGCATCCAGTCGACTGCTCAGGAAAGCGACCGTGCTTTCAAGCGCGGCCAGTCGATCGGCCACTGCCGTGGCGACCGGGGCCGCGGTGTCACTTACTGCGACAAGAGGCGCGCCGCCAAGCCGCTTGGCCATCGTGTTCGCTTCGTCGATGCCGGCGGCCGGCTCCATGTCGGCGCGCTTGGCCAAGTTGGCGGAATAGTTGAATACACGGCCTGTCTTGCCGTGCACGAGATATTGGGGGGTGCTCATGGTGCCTCCATGAAAAGAGGCGCCCGTAGGCGCCTCCGATTATGGGCTGTCGCCCGATTTAGCCGCGGGCCACGCGCGAATGCGCGAGATAATTGCCCTCGATGACCTTGTAGCCGTAGACGTTCAACCCGCGCACGAGCTGCCCGAAATCGTTCGGGTTGTCGATATGGCCCATCTTGGTCATCTGCGATGCCCAGGTCAGGCCGGCCGGATGGCCCGCGACAACGTCCGTCACCTTCGCACCACCGGCCTCGGAGTCAGTGGCCATGTTCAGGTTGTTGGAGTTGTAGATCGTGAATCGGTCGATCATGCCCGTCTTGCCGTTGCGCACGATCGACGTCTGATCACCGGCCAGGCTTGCGTCCTTGAGATCCGACGTTTTGATCAGCCCACAGATCCACGGCGGCAGAACCAGCCAGCGCCCGGTCTGGGGCACGTTCTGCTCGTCGAGCACGATGCCCATGTCGACGATCCAGTCGATCACGTTGTTGCGGGTCAGCGCCTTGGGCGCGCCAGCTGCGCCGAGATCGATGCTGCCCGACGCCTTGCCCGCCACGCTGCCAGCATTGACCGGCGCCACGTCGACGAAAATCGAACCCAGCACATCTTGGTCGATGACGATCTGCATCTGCTCGGATGCATCATCGGTGAACTCGTCCATCAGTTTCTGATCGGACTGATAGGCGTCCACGTCGTTGAGCTCGAACGCGAACGACTTGGCGTTGTCGATCTGCAGCTCCACCGCCGGCGCCGTCGGCTTTTCGTACGTCAGGCCGCCGCCGATGGTGTAATCGCTGATCGCGATCGTGGGCCGAGTGCGGATTTTCACCTTGTCGCCCAGATTCGAGATCAGGCCTTCATAGTCGTTCGACGAAATCTCGCCGAACACGGTGGTGGCGTAGAACTTCGTAACCATTTTCCCAGCCCAAACTTCCGGGATAAACGGCGATGCCCCGCCACTGTCATACGACGGATAACCCGCCGCGCGATTGGGACCAGCCATAGTAGTGCTCCGTCAGGAGCGCGCCGGCTATGTGACTTTGCCTGCTGCCAGTGCGCGCTCAAGTTCTTGTTCGCGAGCACGAGTGCCATCCGGGTCCCGGCGCATGTTGCGTCGATAATCGGCGTAGAACGCATCAATCTGATCGCGTGTCCATGCGGCCGGGCCGTCATCAGGCGCCGGCGGTGCACCGCCTCCGCTTGCACGGGGCGGCGCTTCACGCCGGGCCTGTTGGTCTCGTTGCTCGCCCTGGCGGGCCTGCTTGTATCCGTTGAATAGCTCGACGACGCCGGCAGCATTGCCGGCTTGCTCATAGCGTTCGAGCAGCGTCTGACGCGTCAGCGCGTTGCCGGACTCGTCGACGCGACCAGAATCCTGTTCCAGCCAGCGATGAAACGCTGGCTCGGGGTTGATGGATTCCCAGTCGGGGACGGCGGCCGTCAGTTCACGCATGAACTGTTGCTGTTGCGTCTCGCTCTGTTCAGCCTTGACTGATTCGACCTTGGCCTCGGCGTCCTGCCGGACACGGTCGATATCGGCCTGGGTGGCACGCTTGCCCGCGCGGAGCATCATTCGGAGCGTGGACTCGCCATACTCCTCGATCTCCTCGGGCGTGAAATGCTCGGACAAATCCAGGGGCTTATCGGCCTGGGCGGTTTCCAACGCCTGCTCGGCCTCGGTCGCCCGCTCTTCGGCACGCTCGGCGCGTTCCTTGATCTGGCGATTTTCGGCGGCGACTTGCGTCACCTCAGCGTTGTACTTGCCCTGCAGCGTATTGAAACGCCGCTGCCAATAGTCCGCGCTGTCCTCGCGCGTCGTATCCGTGGCCGCATCGGCCGGCGGCTGATCGTCGGGCGCCCCGTCAGGCTGCCCATCGTCGGCCCCGGTCGTGTCGGGATCACGGTTGTCGTCATCGTCGGCGGGCGGCTGGCCGTAATACTGCTCATGCAGCTGATCAGCCATCGTGCCCTGCTCTCGAACGGATTTCGGTAGGCCTCGCATCGTCTATGCACTCCTGAGCCGTGTTTCGGGGTTGGTTGTTACAGACGCACGCGTCCGTACGCCGGCCGCAACCAGCCGTAATGACGGGATTCGGGATGATTGATTGCCCTATCGGGCGGTGGCCGCCGAGCCGCAGCGCGGGATTCGGCGGGGTTCGGGCCAGGCCCGTGTCAGGACTGACTTACCGGGCTGGTCGCCTCGTTGATCGAAGGCGGCCGCTCCGGGTATTGAATTCGGTCGTCGCCAAGCGGATAGCACAGCAGCTCATGATCGTGTTTCGCGAGGGCGTAGCCAACTTGGTAGGCGGACTCGGGGTTATCGAATTCGCCTTTGCACTCACAGCCAGCGCTATCGCCGCCCGGGCCGCTGGTTTCGTGATACCGCGTGACGACGTATCGCGTCACCGGCCGAACCTTGTACTCAACACGAACGTCAGATTGCTCGCTCATTTCGCCGCTCCCGGCCCCGCAGGGCCATTGCTGCGTGGGTCGCGCCCACAAAAAAGCCGCCTCGCGGGCGGCTTCAGATATCAAGTATTTCTTTACAACTCATCGCGACAACTTCTGCGCAATCTCGCGCGAGTTGTTCATTCGATCGATCAGGCTTTCCAGGCACTGCGCCTCGCCCTGCAGACGAGCCAGCTGCGCGCCCTCGGCCGTTCGCAGCTTTCGATCAACATCGGCCAGGCTCTCGGCCAGCCAGCCACGCGTCGCGGCCAGTTCGGGCGCGTTCCTCAGCGTGACCAGCGATCGAGCGGTGGCCAGATCGGGCTTGATCATTTTGCCTCGGAAAGTCGCTCTTTAAGAAGATAACCTTCGAGCATCCAGATTTTTTCTTTCGCTGTGATGCGCGCGATCTCGCGGCCGATCTCGGCGTCGAAGTTTTCGGGGCTGGCGCAGGCGCTTTCGCCGACTACGCTGAAACCGTTGCGCAACGTCAAAGCGCAGACGGTCAGGCAACTGCCATCGAAGACGTGGTACTGCTCATCGACAATCACACCTTCAACGCTCTCCGGCGTAAGGCGCGGCGCGTTGAGGCCTTTGCCTCGAATCGCTTGCTCGATTTTTTCGTCGCTCATATAGGTTTCGCCCACAAAAAAGGCCCGCTCAAATATGGCGGGCCTTCGGTGTCACTGCTTTTCGCCAGTATAGCGCATCAATTGGGCTGTGCGGCAACACCTGACGGCGTATTTTGTAGCCCCATCCGTCGCTGAAACTGTTTCTGCTCCTCGCCCGACAGATA